AATCTTTCCTGCGACATTTGCACTAGCAGCAAATACAGTTCTGCCACTTTGTATGTCAAGTAAATACTTAATAGATGCACTTTCAGCATTAGTAGCACTATAACCAAACAACGCAGTCAAAGGAGTAGAGGGAGATGTCAGGTTATTAATTAACATGCCATCATCAGTACCATCAAACTTCAGGTAGTACACCTCGCCAACACCTGACTCAGTTACGTCAATGTCTGTTACTACCTTCTGGTAGTTGGAGGCTTCTGTTGCTTCTTCTAGCTGTGCGCCCCAGAGGTAAAACCTATCGCCCGTAGAGCCGGAAACGTCATAGAACCCAACTCGAAGAACGCTGTTTGCAGTAAAAGTAAACGATATTCTTTGCCACCCTTGCGCCGTAGTTATGCTTACATCTTCATCAAAAGCAGCATTGCCGCTTTGGCGCAACTTAATTATTGTATTCGTGATAGCTTTTACATACAGAGAAAACGTATAGGTCTTACCGCTTGTAATTACATTGTCTGGAGTATCTATATTCCTTCCAGTAGGCGCGCTGATATTGTATTTAAAAGCAGTTGAACCACCGTTGGGGTCTACCTCACCCGCACTTACACTTGTGCTGCTACCCTTAGTCCAATAACCATTATCAAACTGCTCACTGTAGTTCAACAGATTCCTAATGCCACCCTCTGGATGTCTTGCGTAGATAGGGCGCTTAGTGGATGTAGGCTGTGTAGCGTGTGAGCCTTGTATCTCTGTTACTGAGATGTTGTCTACTGTATAAACACCTTGGGTATTGCTGCCAGAAACAGACCTTATCCGTAAATGTGTAGTAGAGCTTGTAGCCTGAATAATAAAGGAATGACTTCCCGAAGAAAAGTTTGCATTCAGCGATTGAGTTGAGCCAGCTCCTGTTCCTATAAATGCACCTATCAACTGGCTGTAGTTAAATGCAGTAACAATATCAACATCCAAGCTAAAGGAATAGTACCTGCCAGCTACCGTTGAAAAACTCTGGTCAATACCTACATCATAAGAGCCATTAAGGTTTACTTTTAACTTTTGATTATCAACTGTATAAGTAGGACTTCCAGACCCTATTGAAAAAGGTGTCCACCCAACATAATTTGTATCAAACGTGCCATTAGTAACAAGCTCTGGCCCTTGAGCTAAACCCTCAGACTTATCCAGCATTAGCCCTACAGGCTCTCCTACTGCTGTTACAGGCGTTTCACCGCCAGAGTCTTGGTAGAGGGTATGGCTTGGGAAGGCAGCCTTAAACGCGCTCTCAAACGTGCTTAGGATAGGCTGGTAGCTAGAGGCTGTGGAGGCTTCTTCTACTTGTGCGCCCCAGAGGTATACGCCAGAGCTTCCGTCACCAACGTAGCTTGTTCCTACCCCATCATTTGACAAAAAGATTGCAAAAACACCACTTCCAGCAGAGTCTGCTGCTTGCGTTATTGAACAGCGATACCACCCGTTTCCTACATCTGTAATTGAAAACGATGTTGCGGGAAGTGAAGGGCTGTTTGTTGCTGTGCCGTTTTGCAAATCAAAGAATGCTATATAGTTTGTTGAGAAGGCTCCACCAGACATATACCGCAAAGCTACCCAGCGTCTTCCCCCTTGCTTCACATAACAACTTGCTGTGTAAGAAGCACCTGCTGTCATTGATATACTGCGACTAGTGTTGTGACCAGAATTAGCAGTGTTATCAATTAATTTATCGCCTGTAACACTTCCATCAGGAGCAGCAACAACATTAGGTGTAACTGTAGATTGGAGTCTAGTCCAATAGCTATTATCAAAGCTCTCAGTGTACTCAAGTAAGTTCTTGCGCCAATCAAGCGAGCCTGACGCAGCAGAGGGGTCATACCATACTCCCGCCTCTCCATTGTTAAACAGAGAAGCAGGACTAAAGGGTTTTTGGTTGGTTGCACCTAGTCGGTTTACGCCTAATCCAAACATGGCTTACACCATTTCTGAAACGTAAGCGATACCAGAGTTACCTGCCGTGATGAAAGAGATTACGTTACCTTTGTATACGTGTACGTACTCAATGGTGTTTGCGGGCAGATAAGCAGAAACTGTTGAGGCAGTGCCAGTGACACTGTAGAAACAATCGTCGTTAGCTACGATACGAGCTACACGAGCATCACCAATAGCGGAAGCAGAAGCTGCACTTGCTGAGAGGTTTACGGTAGAAGTAGTAGAAGGACGAAGGACTTGTATTGCTTTTGAGTTACCATCTTTTGCTAAAGTTGACATATTGTAGTTTTCCTATGTATAGATAGAAAGGCGTATAGCCCGAAGTAAAGAAGGGGGAAGGGAGCCCCGTGAGGAGCCCCCTAATTTGTCTTATGCACCTACTGCTAAGACGAGACCAGCTTCTGGACGAAGCACCTGAGTACCGTACAGGCAATCAGCAGTGTACAGGGTTCCAAGGAATTCCTGCTTGTACTGAGTCTGTGAACGGATAGCCTGCTGCTCAGCAAGTACCAGAGCATCTTTGTGGAACAACATAGCGCCACGAGTTGCTTTGTTACCGTTGGCAGAGTTAGCTGCTTCCAGAACAGGACAGTTAGTAGAAACCAATACGTCAACACCGTAGATGCTACCAATCTTACCAGAGACAGCGCCTTTAGTGTCAGAGTAGTCTACGTTTACGTACTGCTCAGTACCAAGGATAGAGTTACGCAGTACAGGTGGAATAGCGAAAGTACGGCCATCCATAGGTACGTCAGCGTCGTCTAGCTTCTGAATCATCTCACGGAATGCAGCGTCGTTAAATACGTCAGTTGCAGTCAGAGTGTCGTCAGCGTACTGAGTCAAGCCACCAGCGCTATCTACGTCGTTGTAGAATACGTTGTTGCCAGCAGTAGTCCAGTTAGCACCAGTACCAGCGCCAAGCTTCTTACCAAGTTCAAACAGGTCGTTGTCAATCTGCTTAGCAAGGCCGTAACCTGCGTCACCAGTGTAGAACTGACGCATAGAAGCGAGAGCCTGTACTTCGGTGATGTCTTCAATCAAACGAGAGAATTCGAAGTGACGGTCAATAGTAATCAACACTTCTTCTTCAACACCAGCCTGAATAGTAACAGCAGTCTGTGCAACTTTCTGGTGAGCTGAACCACGGATAGGCTTAGGGACGTGAATCACATCGCCTTTCTTACCGGTCATGCCCATTTTTTTAACGGCGTTAGCCAATACTAGGTTAGACTTATAGGCAGCAATTACCTCGTCACTCCAGATTTCTGGAATAAACTTAGCTGAGCTAGTGTTGTCTGTTGCGCCGCCCTGTGCGGGATATACTGAATCGTTAATAGCCATAATATAAATACCTTGTTAAATAATAATAATAATAGTTTAGTTAGCGAACCCTCTTCTCAGCGTAAGCCTGAGTAATCTCATCTGACAATGCTAAGTAGCGTTCTGGGTCTGTTTGCATAAGTTTAATAATGTCTGAACGTCTGTAAATCTTTCTAGACTGTTGTTGTCCATTACCCTTTGTACTTCCTGTAGAGGCTGACTTGATTGCTTCCTTACGTCCTGCCTTCTCAGAAGCTAAGGTCTGAGTTACTACACCTTGACGTTCCTTCCAGTTAGTGAGAAGTTCGTCAGCGGCTTCGTAATCATAACTACGGTCTGCCTGAGCAAAGAGCTGGGTTCTAATCTTAGAGCTTTTAATCCAGTCAACAAACTTAGAGTCAGAGATAACCTCTTTCATATCTGGGTGTCGTTGGTTTAGTTGTGACAACGCAGATGAACGTTTGTTTTGTAGAGTTGTTTCCTCAGCCTTCTTAATGGAAGGATGATTAGCAATAGCTCTAGCGACAGCCTTGTCTGGGTCTGAGAAAAAATCTACTTCTTCTTCAGGTTCTTGCGGTGTTGCTGGTGTATCGGTGGCATCGAGTTGTGTCTGAATGTAACTGTCAACAACGCTACGTAACTCCCCTACTTCACTGCTTTGTCTACCTAAAAGCTTCTCAGCTTCTTGGTGCATTCTAACAATATCAGCAGTTGACTTTCCTTTGTACTTCTCAGGGATTTCTTCTTCACTTACCTCTGGCTGAGGGGATGGCTCTTGTTGTGGAGCTTCCTCTGCTGGGGCTTGGTCAAAAGTAGTAATTTCTTCGCCGTCGTTAACGTCTTCAGGACGCTCGTCTATAAGTGTTGCCATTATTAAACTCCGTGATTTATTATCATTGTGGAGGTTTACATTATGTAAGGATTCGGTTAGGAGTTAGCCTTACGCTCTTGAGATAACTTCTCTGCTCTATTTCTTTCCCACTTCCTAGTGGCTTTGATAGAGTCTCCTGATATTGCGTCTATCTTACAACGCACAGGTGTTATCTGTTTCTTAGAAGGCTGACCACACTCATGGCAGTCGATTACCTTCGTATCTCTTTTTACTAGACCTTCAGTGACGTGTCCATTGTCACACTTAAAGTCAAACATAATCATTCTTCGTTAGGCTGTGATAAAGCCTCCTCCGCATCCCTAAGCTGATTCTCTAGGGTAAGCATATAGGAGATGACATCTAACTGACCTTTACGGAAGTTCAGGTCTCTTTCATCTACAGTAGACCTAACTGAATCAATGTTGGAAGACTGGGTTTCTAGGTCTCCCATCAGTTCTTTCCATCCCTCAGTACGGAATAGAGTAAACATGTCTTCGTAGTACTTTTGTAGCTGTCTATCTTCTATCAACTGTTTCTCCTTTAGTGGACAGTTTAGTTTATAAACAAAGTAACTAATTAAAGAATACTATAGTACATTATAGCATATTTTTAGTCAAAAGTCAAGTGTTATTTTGACTTAGACTTGTTTTTTAAAGTACGCTGTCCACGCTTAGGGAGAGCTGCTTTCTTTTTCTTCTTGGTCTTTGCTTTGCCACACGTCATGTTATTTTCTCGATTTAGCCCCAGAACACTTCCAACGCTTACGTGAGAGGTTGTTGGGGGTGTTAGGGTCATTTTGTTTAGCTTTGGGTAAGCCCTTCTTGATGCCAAGGCTTCGAGCGCAGTAGCTATCGCCCTTGGAAGTCCCCGGTTTTACACGAGGGCCTCCACCTTTAGCCTTACCAGCCTGCCCGTAGCTTACCTTCTTGCCACTTGAGGTTACCTTAACCTTTGCTTTTCCCTTTCTTGGTGTCGCCACTGGGCTTCTCCTGCTTAGCTTTAAGTTCTTTAACTTGTAATTCTAGTTTGTCAATCTTTTTATTTGCTGCTCCAAACGCTACGTTTACTTGCTCCATAGCGTCGCTGAACATCTTGAGTGTTAGTATCATTGTGGCAATTGCCCTTGTGTAGGTTGCGGGTTAGGTTGTTTAGTTACTTCCTTAATAGCCACCTCACGTTCCTTCAGTAGCTGCTCAGAGATTTTAAGACGCTTCTGGAACTCTTTGTCGTCTGCATCTCCAGCCTGAAGGTTAGCTGTAACTGCCCTGATACGGTCAATCTCAAGCTCCTGTGGTACAGCCTGTGCTTCAGCAGCAGCCTTAGCAGCTCGTGCCTGTGACTCTTGGGCCTGTCCGTTGAGTGCAGCAGTCTGTGAGGCTTGGAAGGCCATCTGAGCTTGCTGTGCAGCCTGTTGAGCCTGCTGTGCTTCTGGGTTAGGCTGATTAGCTTGGTCAAGCTTAGCGATAAGCTCTTCACGATTGGACAAATTCATATTGTCAACAATTGATTTAACTAATTCAGGGTACATGGGGGTGTCTGGAGACATGGTCTGTAGTAACTGTACGAGCTGTGTAACCTCATACTCACGAGCAATAATGCCCAGAGAGCTAGATACATCAAACTTGTAGTCAGCAACAGGGTACATCTCTGGTTCAAACTGCATGTAGCGATGAGCAGCCTTAGTGACGAAGGGAACGATGAATGATTCTTGGAAGTTAATCAAAGTGCGCTTGTGACGCTTAATGATGGCTCCTAAGCTCATTGAGATGCCCGCTGCCGTCGCTTCTCCGTTAATACCACCTGACACACCAGTGGAGTCTACAGCGCCTGTAGAGGTCTGTACCATCTGTTGTAGAGCACCTGCCTGTGCGAAGGTAATCTGACTGACTTGACCGAAGTTAAATGGCTGTAGAATCTCAGCGGGGTTACCGTTTGTCAAGATAACTTTACCTGCACGTACTTCCGGCTTAGCACCACGAGGCATACGAGAGGCATCCATAGCCAACATAGGGTGTACAGTCAGTGCTAGAGCATCAATACGAGCTCGTAGTTCTGCGTCTAACGCCTTCTGAGAGTTATACCCTTTCTCACATACTCCTCTGCCCCAGAAACGGCTAGGAACGACATCCCAAGGGAATGCAATGATAGGACGGTCACCCATCATGTACGGATTAGCTTCAGCTTTAAGTAAAACACCATCATTACCAATAACAACGATAGCCTCAACGTAGTAGCTGTCATCTTCTTCGTCGTCATTTGACAAGCTAACTGCTTCTTCCTCTGCGTCGGGGTCTTTCATAGCCTCTTCTAAGAGGTGACGAGGTACTAAACCGTAGTATTTGGTTAGACGTACCTTATCTTCTTCGTATATAGACTGAATGTCGTGGTCAGGCTCAATATCGAAGTCCTGTTGGGCTTCCTGTAGCTCTACGTCACGATAAACACCCTGTTCCTGTAGCTTTTCCACTACGTGGCGTGAGACAAACTCATCTACAGCACAACCTAGAGCATCATCAACGGACGTAGCTACTGGGTCGATAAGGAAATTCTGTGGCATAACGGGTCGTAGCTTGACACAGGTGCGGTCTACGATGTTGACACCAACTGCTGTTAGCTCTCCGTCCATCAGAGGCTGAGTAGCTGGCTTAAATTCTTTCTCAGTTGACAATTCAATCTCAGCGATACCAGTACCGAAGACAGCAGCGTTGATTAAGCACTCAGCTACACCTTTACGGACTTTGTTACGCTTAAAGTCGGACTCTAGGTGGTTACGAAGCATCATTACGTCTGCTTGGTCTTTGTCCATGTAGTCATCTTTGATGTCGAACCACTTACCACGACCAAAAGTAGCTTCCTCTAGCTCCGCTACGGAGGACTCAACGGCTTGTTGTAGTGCTGGGCTGATGATACGAGAGCGTTCTGACTGTCTAGTCTTGTCTTCTGGAGACCATTGGCCACGCCAGAGACGATAGTACTCATCGAACTTCTGTGAGTAGTTAGCCTCGAAGTAATCTCTCCAAGACATTGCTTTATTACTTACCCATCCTTCTAGTGATTCTTCAATAGTGAATGGTTCGTTGGAATCTAACATAGTTTAGTACCCTGCGTAGGTGTCTAGGAATTCGTATTCTTCTTCTTCGTAATCAATAGCGTAGGCTATCTTAGCCAATTGGTCTATGTAGGCTAAGGCATCTATCAAATCATCGTGAACAAGCTTATTAGGGAACTGAAACAACTCATCTAAGAAGGGAGCGTTCCATTCACCCTTATTAAGTGTTATATTACCGTGCTCAAACCTACCCTGTAAGGCCCAGACAACCCTATCGGTCTTCCTCTGGTTACCGTGGGTAAGCTCCTCCACCCTGAAGAATCGTTGGTTCTTCTTCATTATATCATTCAGGTATGGATATACAGCGTTCTTTAGGGCACCTTTCTCGATACCTACTGAGATTGGTTGGTAGTCTCTGACTGCTTCAAAGATTCGTCTGGCAGTCTCTTCGACGCCCCAACGGCCATGTATGATATTAGCAACCCACCAGCCCTCAGTGCCTGCTTTAACCACAGCGATAGCCGTTTGGTCAAGACGGTTAGTCTTAGTTGTAGCTTTCTGGACATCTGCAAATCCTGCCAAATCGACAGCAATGTAATAACCACCATCTTTAGGCTCTTCCTCTGAGAACTTTACGAACTCTTCCTTAAAGAGCTCACCACCCGCTGCCTCAAAGGATGCCATGAACTCCTGTCTAAAGGAGAAGGCTGACATCGACTTCTTAGCTGGATTAATTTCTTCTGCGTCTAGTAAAGGATTATCGTAACTAGTAAAGTGCCAACCACTCCAGTCTTTATCCTTAGCCAGCACAGAGTACTGATGTAGGTCGTAGAAGTGGTTACGGCCCATAGGCGTACCTATGAACATCGCTGAACCCTTTTGGTCAGCTAGGGCAGGTCTTAGGATTTGCTCCCAGACCTCCGGCTTCATATCGGCGTACTCATCCATGACCAAGAACTTAAGGCTGACACCACGCATAGTCTCTGGTCTATCGGCACCCTTGAGTGCGATGGTAGCACCGTTGATTAGCTTAATCTGTAGGTTGTTGACGTGGCTAGACACAATGACAGGGTTACC